AGTAGACCTCTCTTATGTTCTTGTTGCAGGTGTCGAACAATGAGGTATAAAATTAAACTTTTGCCACTAGCCGTTGGAGAAAGTAATAAAATACGCTTGTTGCGTATCGCATGAACATAAGATTTAAGTTGATAGTCTCTAACTTCATGTGGTAGATTCAGAGTATCAATAAATGCCTTTGCTTCAACTAACGAGTAATTCTCAGTAGTTGAAACATCGGAATCAATCTCTAATGTGTATTCTCTTTCCTTACAAAACTTTTCAATGTAAGGAACAAGTCCATGATAGATGGTAAAAGACCGCAAGTCTGCAAGTCTAATTTTACCATCCCAAATTCTTGATTTAAAGGCAGGAGTAAATTGATATCCTGGCACAAAGAAAGTAAAGTAGTCACTTAACTCTTGTGCAGTACCTTTGTCACACTCAAACTTTATAAATGCTTCGTTGAGTTTGTGTAAAATAATATCAGACACCTTGAATGAATCTTTCCCATGCTATAAAGTCACGCAACTGAAATGTGCGACTATTAAGTTCTTTAAGAATAGAGGTGCATACTTCAACAATTTCATCATGCACAATCTTCTGTGCAGAATACTTGTTTAAATCTTCATCGCTCTCCATATATGTAGAGATATCGGATTTCAACACAAAAGGAAAAGGTGTCCAACCGTATTTCTTCAACTCATCATCATCAAGTTTACCAGTATAATATTCCCATTTAAGTTTCTTCATTTTGTTATACTTAAACTCTGCTTCTTTGGAAAGCAAACGATGACGGCTAAGTATGTTCAAATACTTACTGTGTAATTTGGGAATGTCAAGAAGTGCCTTACCTGGTTCGGTTCGGTCAATGTCGGCGTCTTTACGCCATTCTTCCAATAGTTCGTCTAACTTGCTCATAATAAAAGCCTCCTTTATAGGAGATTACACTAATTGACGGTGAATGTCAAGCGTTTTTAAAATAATTTTTCAATATCGTAGTAACTGTACCTGAATGTTCCGTCTGCCGTTAATTGAGATTCGGGACTATCGGTAGCTGACATAACGAATGTGGTGACTGTTGTTGGGAACACATCGTAAAATTTAAACCTGTAATAAGGTTTGTTTGATGATGACAAAATGGTAATTGAGGCATCTGAATATTGTGGTTTCAATGTTTCTCTCATACCTGCTGCTTTGTTTAATCTTCCCAAACTTCTATATTCTTCAAAGTCTGTTGGGAAGGTCATTGCACGAATCCAATCGTGAATCTCTCTCCATGCGGTGAGTTCTTCATCGATATAAAAGGTCACATTCAACAAGTCATAGATTGCCTTTTCGCCTGGAATATACAAATCAACAAATGGTGTGTTTTGTGGAATTTCAGACAAAGAGATACCTGGCACACTTACTGATTGACAGAAGAATTGTGTGTTAGGTAACCTAGAAAAGTTTAGTGTAAACTTATTAGGTTGTAAAAAGTTCTGATTGGTTGGATTTCGTGTGAGTGCAGTCATACACTTATTTATGCATAAAAAAAGACCCACTTTTTAAGGTGGGTCTTTTAAAATTAGTCTCTTATTGTTATTATTATTAACGAGACTTTAAGATTACATCAAGTTAGAAATCTTGAACGCACGGTAGTAAACATTAGAGTTTACATTGATTGCGCCGTTACCAACTGTTGTACCTTGTGCAAATGGGTTAGCAACCAAACCGTAACGGGTCTTGAAACCAATCTTAGGTTGGAAAGTACCTGTATCAACGGCACGAACCATTTGTAAAGGAACATATGGGCAGTAGAATAAACCAGCGTCATATGCGTTAGAACCCTTGTAACCAACAACTGCGAACTCAGCGGTTGAAGAAGTTGGGAAGTATGGGTCGATGTAAACTTTGATACGACCAAACAATGTACCTGCGAAGGTATTGCCGGTGTCATCAACAGTCAATGAAACATTTGATGCCAATGCAGAGTTGTAGTCAAGGATACCTGCCATAGCGAGTGCAGAAGCAACATCGCTTGAGCAAATCATAATGTTACCCTTACCACGGCGAGTTTGCTTCGCAATAGTATTGGCTTCACGCTCGATTTGGAATGCAAGACCTTTAACTTTTTCAACCATCCAACGACCATTTGAGTCGGTGTCTAAGTCGAATGTACCAGCAGTAGTTGTACCTACTTGAGCACCAACTTTTGCAGTAGAATAGATTGTGCGAATAACTTCACGGTTGATTTCAGCAAGAATCTCTGATGAGAGAATGTTTGCTAATTCAGTTTCAGCGTCAAGACCATGAACTGCTTTCAAGTCTTGTGCTAATTCCATTGAGTATTCAGCTTTCAATGCACGGCTACGAGCAGTTACAGTAACTTTCTCGATAGAGAATGCCATTTCTTGGAAGGTGTTAGAACCATCACCTAACGCTTCAGAAGCACCTGTTGTCATTGTAGCAGGTAAGTTGCTGAATACGGTGTTAGCGAACACATTGCCTGAAGTAGCAGTGTTAGATTGCAATGAAAGAGCAGCTTGAGAAGCAGCACCTGAGAAGCCTGCGTTTGCTTCGTCATAGAAAGCTTCTGTACCACCTTGTGTGCTATAGCGTGAACGCATAGCGAAAATCAAACCTGTTGGACCAGTCATTGGTTGAACACCTGCGATATCGTAGGCAATCAAGTTTGGCAATGAACGGCGAACTAGAGAGATTAGAATTGGGTCAAAACCGGCAACAGGTGACGATGCAGAACCACCGAAACCACCAGATGCAACTGTGTTAACCATTGAGTTTGTAGGACCAGCTTCGTTAAGAACTGATGCTGCCTTTGTCATTTCTTGAGCTTGGTTCTCAAGAACAACGGCAGTAACTGCCTTACGATATGGGTCTTTAATAGGGGCTAATTCTGCGTGTTCGAGAACGCCTTCCCATTTTTTTTGTAGTTGTTCGGACAAATACATTGAAGTTTCTCCTTTAGGGTTTTACTTTATTAAATCTTTGTTTTAGAAATCGCTTTTGATACCATTGCAACTAATGGGTCGTTAATATCAACCTTCTTAGTTTCAGTATCTTCTACCTGTTCGTGTAGTTGTGTCTCATCTGCTTTTTTAACACCAGATGGGAAGTAATTCTCACGAATTGTCTCAATCTTATTTTTGTATTCGTCCTCTGTGGAGAATTCTACACTCTCTGCGAGTGATTTGATTTTTTCGATTTGAGTTGTTGTGAGACCTTCGCAAACTTCACGGGTAATTTCATTCTTGCGTGATTCTACGAGAGCTTTGGCGAAACCTACACCACGCTCAATTTCTTCGTTGAGTTTGCCTTCAAGTTCTTCAACTTTAGAAGCAAGTTCGTCAACCAAGTCAACCTTCTCAGCAGGAACATCAATATAGTGTTCTGCAAATAGATTGCGTAGACCTGCAATGAATTCTTCTGTCAATTCGGCACGGAGACCGGATTCAACGGCGATTTGATTATCTGCCATCCACTGCTCAACAACATAGTTGAGGTAATCGTCAACTTTTTCTGTCAAGTCAGACTTGATTGAAGCAACAGCTTCTTCAAGCATACCTGCATACTTGGTCTCGATTTCTTCTTCGATTTGTGTTACTCGGTCTAATACACGAGCTTCGAAGATTGTGGCAGCTTTGGTTTTGAATTCTTCAGAAATAGTAGAATCGTCAGCAAAGAGAGAATCGATATCTTCTTTCATCTTCTTCTTCATTTCTTCTTTTTTCTGCATGTATGAAGTTTCTTCTAAAGTTTCTTCTTCAGAAATAACTTCATCTTCTTTCTGTTCTTCTTCGGCCATTTTCTTCATGGCGTCTTGCTTGTCAGCAGAAGCAGCAGATGGTTTAGTTGTTGGAGCAGCTGCGCTCTTTGCGGCCTTGGTGGCGTCAATCTTATTTGAATCGTCATCAGGCTTTGAATTTTGAGGTGTTGGACCGCCTAGGTCTACAACTTCACCTGCCATTTTTTCAGCAGGCATAGCTGGTGCAGATTTCTTGCTTCCTGCAAGAATCTCTGCTGCGGCTTCCATGAGTTTATTTGTTGCCATTAGGAATCTCCTTATGATTTCTTATTTATAAAATTAAAGTTTTCGTAGGTAATTTTCAAACAGTTTAAGAGCAGTTTCCTCTAGTTGCGATTTGGAAGCTCTCTGAATTGTCTTTTTAAAGCGGTCGTGGTCTGCTTCGACAAACTTGCCATCAACCATCATCCATTCTTTGTTCTCCATAATACCATTAACGAAAGCACCTGGAGCTGATGGGTCTGCAACGATATCTGCCGCAGTTGCAAGGCGTAAATCATCTTGAACCAAATTATAGCCTTCTTTAGTTTGAACTAAAGAACCTAAAGCTCTCGAAGATACGCCAACTTGAATGTCATTGTCGATAAAGTTTTTAACGATTTGACCGTATGGTGTTTCTAAGATAAGAGCCTTGCCATAAAATGTGTTACCATCTTCTCTTAGAGACACGATTTTATGTGAAACTCTTTCGAGGTTGATAGATGGTGTATCAGGATGACCTAGTTCGCCCAATGCACGATTGGTATTGATGAATTCTTCTGTGTAACGGGCAACTTCATTGCGAAGTGTGTCCATTTTATACATTCGATTGTTTTTGTTGATTGCATCACCAACAAGGAATGTTCCTTCAATGAAAAGTTTCTTTTTGCCGTTTTCTGATGCTTCGGTCAAATACTTTACATTGTCGATTGTTTCGGTAATAAGTTTCATTTTAGATACCTGTTAGTTCTGGATTGTATGAAGCAACCTTTGAAACTTGTAGAATAAGAGTGCCGCCTGTACCAGAGTTGGTTACATATATGTTTGATGTAGAACTATTTGCAATAGAGATATCATGTTGTGTAAAAGGAATATCGTTCTCACCAAAATATTCTAAAACTAAAACGCCAGTTGCATCATTACCACGATAAATCGACCACTTACCATCTGTCGAAGTGTTGATGTGAGTAATAGATGCCGATGTGATAGCTTCTGTTGTTGTGTTAGTTGACAACTGAGAAAGGTTAACACGGGTAGCAGTATTACCTGTTACACGAATAATAGACCTTGCTCTAAGTGTGTTTACAATTTCATATGGCATTTTATCTTAGTCCCATTGATGAACGCCTACGCATTGACATTTTTCTTTTTAACAATGAACGGCGCAATTTAGCTCTTCTAGTTGTTTTCCAAGACCGTTTTAATAAACGAGCCTTTTGTAATCTTACATTTGCAGGTATTCTGCGAACAGTATTACCTACAATTTTATATCCTTTAATACCAGAACGCCTACGATTCTTTTGAACAACAATACGACCTTTAGCGTTTCTTCTAATTCTTCGGCGAATCTTAGTGATTCTGCCTTGCTTGATGATATTTGGATTTCTTTTTTCATCAAGCACTTCTACTTCTTCAAACACTTCTGCTTGAACATAGCGCTTCGCTTCTTCTAAGCGTTTCGCCATTTTTTCTTTTAGACGGTTACAGCAACATTGTCTGGCTTCGTCTAATCTGCCTTCGATAATTAAATCTATTAAATTCATTTGGCTCTACTAAAAGCAAAGTCTGCTGCTTTTGCTAGATGTGCAGGTGATTTGTGAACCATATCTGCAAACTTCTTTTTATTCTCATCATTCAAAGCTTTATGAACTTGCGTAATAGCAGAAGCCGTAAAATGGTCTACTTTATGTGATTGACCATTTGCAAACTTAACTGAATTTGCCTGTTTGTCAGCAACAATTTTATGAAGTTGGTCCATAACGGCTTCTTCAATCTGTGTTTCTTCTGCCTGAACAGGCGCATCAACACCTGCACCATAAGGAATAGAGAAATACTTATCTAACTTTTGATTGTAGTATAACGCAATCTTTGTGCGATTTGGATACATACGAATCGCTTTGCGTTTCAATACTAATACAAAAGGAGGGTCATCAGGAATTTCTAATGTTGCCTCTTCAATCTCTACTTCTTCTCTTACAGGTGCATCACCGATTTTAAAACGATGAGCTCTAACTTTACGACCAGATGGTGATAATTTAATATCAGCAGTATCTAGTTCAGATTCCTCCAACTGTTCAACTTCTTCACGAACAGCCTGTCTAGTCTTTTGAAAAATTTGTTTATTATTGGTGATTAATTCTACCATTCTATTAAACAAATTTCTCATAATTTCTCTATCGGCATTATTGAACTGAGGACGCTCTTCGGTCATCTTGTCCAAAATGCGATGGATTCGTGCTAATTGTGCCTTATTGGCAAGACCAGCACGAACCAACATGTCAAACTTAGAGTAGTCTGACTTTTCTTCTTCTACAAGATTGCGAAACTCTTGTAAATTTTTCATTCAGCGGCTTCTTCCGTACCTTGTGTTTCTACTTCTTCGCTATCTGAAAACAAAGACTGTGCCAATTCAACTTTCTTGGCATCAATGGCTTCAAATGCTCTTGCAGAAAGAAGGTCATTTAAACTTTCTTTTGCTTCTACTGCATTACCAGAGGCAACGCTATCAATAAATGTTCTAACATCCATATTAATCTCCTTTAACGCCTATTTAGTATAGACGAATATTTTTCCACTTCTGCATCCAACATAGGTGTTGCAGATTCCGAAGCACCTGCATCAGCAGTATTATCTTCAGGTGGGTATTGTTCAGCAGAAACTTCAGGTGCTTGTGCGCCTTGTTGTGCAGGACCACCAATACCTTTTTCTTCTTCAGTTTTAATCTGTTGGTCGATTTCGTCAATTTCTTCTTTTGTTTGTTGAAGAATCTTTCTACGAACCCACTCAGCAGAATAGTAACGACCAACATATGGGTCAACTGTTGCCAATGTTTGAATACGAGATTGCAATAACTCGGCATCTCTCAATTCAGTAAAGTTATTATCTTTCTTGTAATCGTAATAGATATCTTCTTTGAATTTATCCCATTCTTCTCTTGTGCAAATGCCTTTGAGAACGCATTGTTTTTCCAATGCAAGGTCAAAAATCTGTGAAAACTTATTACGGAGACGAATAATAAATTTGTTGAATTTTACTTCATCACGGGTAACTTCTGTTGTTCTACCTAGACCAATCATACCACCTTGTTGTGGTTCTAAACGAGAGATTGGTACATTCAAAGACTGTAACAACTTTTGACGGAAGTATTTAACATCTTCCAATTCACCAAGATTTTGTCCAGCAGGTAGTGTGGTGATTTCGGTACCTTTACCACCTTCACGGCGTGGTAACCAGAAATCTTCAAGCATAGACATGTGTTTACGGTCATCACGGATTTCGCCAGTAGATGCATCATAAACAACTTTGTTCTTATACTTAATCATCACATCACGAAGATATTGTTCTGCTTTACCTTTTGGCAAGTTACCAACATCGATGTAGAATACACGGCGTTCTGGTGCTCTTGATAAACGGTAAATAACAACTGCATCTTCAACCATTCTCAATTGATTGAGTGGTTTGATTGCTTTGTGTAGATATGAAATGACGAATGTGTTTTTAGCATCCATCAAACCGGAGTTCACATTGATAACTGCATCCGGTGCAATTCTGAGACCGGCATTTACATTTGCCGAGTATGTTTGAGTTGTGGTACCCTTATCAGAATAAACATAGTATTCTGCAATAGACTTGATGATGTTTGCACCAGTCTTTGGGTCTCTATCTTTAACCAACTCACGCACTTTACGAATTTTGCGTGGGTCGATATAACGAAGTTCTTTGATACCTTCTTTTGGACTGCTTTCATCTACTACAACATGGTAGTAAATTCTGCCGTCAATGTACCATCTTTTGAAAAGGTCGTCTGAAAGATTACCAAAGTTAAGAAGTTTTAAAACATTCTCAAATTCTTCAATAATTTTCTTTTTAACTGTTTCTGGTTGTTTCAGTTTATCTAAAACAATATCAACAGTTCTACCCGTAACATCGTGTGTGATTGCTTCGTTAACGATATCATCAATGGCCATTTCCAATTCTGGATGGTTTGCCATTTCACGATAGCGAGTAACTAATTCTAATTCATTGCGAACAGCACCCTCTAGGTCAACATATGTGCCATAGTAGGGATTAGAGGTGATGGTAACTGCACCATCATCCATTGCCTCGGTAGGGAGAGCAAACGAAGGCTGCTCAGGTGATTGAACCTGAACAATGTCTTGTTTGCCTAAGGTGAAGCCAAAGAGTTTAATAGCCATTAAAAATCATCCTATAAAATAGAGAAAGGCCGAAGCCTTTCTCTTTACACAACACCGTCTGCTACTGATTCCCACCATTGATAGGTGAGAGTTACAGAAAACTCCTCAATAGCGTCATTCGAACCCCAATCAACATCAATAGGTGTGATATCGGTTGGGAATAGTCCGACAAATTTATATTTTTTGAGAGTATTACCTTGTTTACCAAACTGTGTTACTTCACCGTCAACGGTGTAACCTAAAGGTGCAAGTGCAACTGGATTACGGACATTAAGGTTGTGAGAATTAATTCCGTTCATCCATCTTTCGAAAGCATTGCGAACTGAAAAATCTTCGTCATTGATAACGGTGATTGTCCAATCAGCAAATGTTCTGTTGCCAGCAAACTTTAATTCACGGCCGAAGTATTGCACTGGTACAACACCAATGGTTGCACCTGGCAATTGGGCAGTTTTACACATGAATGTTAATTTAGTTTGAGCATTTCCTGGCGCAGAGAACGCAGGAAATGGCATAGAGACTTCAAACAGATTAGGACGGGCACCGTCCCCTGTCATTTGCGCTCTAAAATCGTTTACATTAAATGCCATTTATTTTCTCCTGTTCTCTATTTATTAGAACTTCCCAACGACTTCATCGAAGCTTACGCCTGTGCGAACTGCAACGAAGTTAAGTTGGATAAAGTTGATTGAGCGTGCAGGTTTAATATAGATATCGCCAATAAATTCATTGCGGTCGATAACTTCACCAGTATTATTAGTTTCGTCACAGACTACACGGAAGTCGGTAATACCACGGCGACCTTGAACATCACGCAAGAATGGTTCTACTAATGCAACGAACTGAGCTCTTGTGAATTGGTCATTGAATTCAAACAATGAGAAACGAGCCGCACGAGCAATCGCTTTCTCAAGGACAATGAATAAACGGCGGACATTGATTCGGTCAAATGCACTTGGTTTGCTTAGTAATGTCTTATCACCAAACAATACTGTGCCTTCGCCTTGGAATGTCACAACAGGGTTAATACCTTTTACATATAAGGTATCTCTATCTGTCTTAGTTGGGTTGTATGCCAATTTAATGATGTTCTTAATGATACCACGATTTAAACCGCCTGGTGAGAACCATGGGTCTCTTTCTTGGTCTGTTCTAGCACATAGACCTGCAACATCACCGTTGAGTGGAACCCAACGATAAACATCATTGTATTTGTCGTATTGATACTTCCAGTTACCATCTAATACTGCATATGAAGTTGAAGTCAATGTATCACGGTATGCAACTGTGTCTGCTGATTCATCGCCTGCATTGTTAACAACATCTGCTTTCTCTGGTGACAAGAATACCATGCAATCTTTACGAGATTCACACATTGAAATTAATGAATCTGCAAGAGTTTGGTTTGCAGGACCAGAAACAACTAGAGCAATATCTACTGAATCTGAATTATCAAAGAAGTCGTATGCAGTTACCACATTCGCAGTAGAAATTGTACCGTCAGCACCACCAGAAAGTGATACTGTTACATTAGAGGTCAAGTTTGCAAATGTTACCGCAGAGTTTCCACCCCAGTTAGTACCTGTTGTTGGGTGGTCCATCCATTGAATATATCTTGATTGTGATGCAATTACATTCTTATAGAAAATTGAATTGCCAGAATCGTCTTTTGCATCAGATGCTTTAGAAGCAAATGGGAATACTTCAAGGACTGTTCCTTTTGTACCTGTAAACTTACCATCTTCGTCAACAACGATGACATGAACTTCGTCAAATGCACCGCCTTGGTTGATTACGAAATTAGAAGTATTTGGTCTGCTTGTGAAGCTAGATGCATAAGTCCAACCGTTATATGTGTTGGCGTCTGCCATAGAAACTCTTAGAGAGTTACCGAGTGCGCCAGGGAAACGGGCAGCAAATTCACCAACAGAACCTTGGCCTGTTGAGTAGTTTTGTTCCCAATCATCTTCGTTTTTAATCAGAACAGGTGTAGCTAAGCTATTTGCAATAGCGTTACGAGTGTCTGCGACTGATATAGCACGAACAATTTTTAATGTGTTTGTATATGCTAGGAAGTTTGCTGCTGAGAACCAGTATTCATAATTTGTTGAATCAGGTTTACCAAATCTGTCTGCAAGACGAACTTCGTCAGAAATGGTAATGATTTCACCTGCTGGACCCCAAGCAAACGGCCCCGCAAATGCGCCAATTGAAGTGGCGACTGAAGGCACAATTGTAGTCAGGTCTATTTCTGATACATTTACGCCTGGTGAGAGCTGAAATGCCATGGATTTCTCCTTTTGTTATAGGATCGAATTCTTTTTTTATTCTCTATTTAGTTTTTTATAAGCTTGAGGCTGGATATCCTCGTTCTGACCAAACATCACCAGAATCAACGATAACTTCTTCTTTTCTGCCGTCATCTATGAACCCAACTGGTGTAAGCTCTTCTTCTCCTAGTAAGTTTTGTTCTTCTAAGAGTACCTTACGGATATCTATGTTTGTTGAATCTTTGAAGTAGGACTGTGCGGTCAACCATGCAAATAATACTAAACCCATTACCAAATCGTCATTATTACCTTCTTCCGCTTCATAAGAATCTCTGACACGGACAAAAGTGTTCATTTCGGCAATGGTATCAAAATCACGAATAATTAATTTGTCTGATTCTACTAAAGTTTTCAGGTTAGCACAACCAATCTTTTTGACTGATTTTGTGGTCTTAATACCAAAACTGGTAGACCTCTTGAAACCTCCAGAAATACTTTGACCTTTGATATGATGATGTTCTAGTTTATAGATGTTTTCATATTCAAGGTCATAATGTAGAATATCAACAACTTGTTGACCAATGTTATTGGTCTCAATCAATACAAACGCTTCATTGAATCTTTTGGCAACAGAGTAAACGATTGTTGGAAAGAACAATAAAGGCAATTTATTATTACGATATTTAGCGACTTGTTTATAGGGTGTTTCAGAAACATCCAACACATTGATTGTTGAATAGTCTTGACCAACACCTTCGGCACAGTCAACCGTGGAAATATAAATTCTACCTGGTTTAGGTTGTTCGTAGATATCGAAACATTCTTCTTGGTAGATTGGGTCAAAGAAGGCAAGACTTCTAAGTTTGGCACCAGCAATCAAAGTGGCAGATGAACCGATAAACTCTGTTTCAAACTCTTGTCGGAACTGTTCCTCAGAAGTGTTGCGAATCGTTTCTTCTTTCCACTTTTCATCACGACCTGGAACCATGGACCAATGGACCTCCAATGGTTTGTATAGTGAACGACCCTCAGATGCATCGACCCACATTTTGTAGAAATGATTCAATCCGTATGGTGTGGATACGATGATAACTTTGGTAGTTTTACCAGATGATATAACAGGGTAAGTAGATGTGAAGAACTCGTCTGCCATATTTTTTGGCACGAAGGCAAATTCGTCAAGGAAGATTAAGTTGTAAGAACCACCACGAACACCTGCAGCTGATGTGGCGTATGCATTAATCTTTGAACCATTTTCTAGTTCAATGTTACCTTTGTTCCAAACTTTGATACCTTGTTGCAACCACAAAGGGAGATATTCATAGGCATATTGAATACGACCTAAAATCTCACGAGCAAGTGAACCTTTGTTGGCAAGAATTGCGATATTATAGTTTTCTTGGAAAAGAACAGACCATAACATATAACCTGCGGCA